TGAAGTTACAACGAGAAGTAACGAACTTCCACAAGATTTAATGAAAACAACTTCATATAGCATAAAAAACAATAAGTCAGGTAATTTTACTATCTCATATACATTTAATGATAATGCTATTGAAGATAAACAATACAAATACATTGAAGAATAACATTACAAGTTGGCCTTTTTAGGCCGGCTTATTTTAAAAGAGGAGTGAAAAAAGAAATGGAAAGTATTATCGCGTTTGCGACAGTTATTTCAGTTATTACAATCGCATTAACTCAATTAGTGAAACAATTAGGTGTACCTAAAAATATTGTACCTTTAATCGCTATTGGTATTGGAATTGTTTTAGGTGGTATCACATCATTTATTCCGGAAATTGTAACAGAATTATCAATCGGAGGTCGATTGCTTGCCGGTTTAATTAGTGGACTAATGGCGACAGGTATTTGGGAAACAGTTAGAACACGCACAGGATCAACAAAAGATAAAAATAATAAAATTGGTGGAGGTCGTGGATAATGACAGAAAAATGGAATGGCGTCCCAGTTAAGTATGATTTCTTGCCGATTGGGACACGTAGAAGCGGGCAACCCTTAACAAGCAAAAAACCTTTATTTGCAGTAGCACATGATACTGGAAACCCTAATACGACAGCACAAACGAATGTAAATTATTATAGAAATACGTATATGATTGATTGGTCGATTGTTGCGAGCGCTCATATATTCGTTGATGATAAAGAGTGCATTGTATGTATTCCAGTAACAGAGAAAGCATGGCATGTATTATATAACACGCCTACTGATAACCAATGGTACAATGCTGACGCTAACGACGTTGCCTTTGGTGTAGAGGGAAGTTATTTTCCGGGCAACATTCAACGTTCACGTAAGTCGTTAGATAATATGGCACGCGTATTAGCTTATTTATGTAATTATTGGGGAATTGATAAGCAATAAAATATCTAAATTCGTCCTCATTGCCATAAGTGATTTCTGATAATTTAATATCTTCTTTATTACGCATGAAATCTTCTTTCATAATTCGTACTACTTCTTTTGCAATTGGTTTAGCCATTAATTCTACCCATTGTTCATTTTGTTTATCATAAATTTTAGGAATTGCGTCCATTATTTATCCACTCCTGTGTCTATCCAAATTTTTGTTTTGTCTGTTGGCTCTGTGTCGCCAATTTCAAATTTTGTTGCGTCGGTTTCCTCACTTTTTAAGTAACCATTTTTTACTGCGTATTCAGTAATTTCCTTCCATAAATTATTATCATAAACTTCTGTAATCGCATTACCCAAAACGCTTGTTTCTACTCTTACTTTTGCTTTGTTGTCACTAGGAAAACAGTATGTGTTATCTACCCAAATTTCTAGTGTGTACGTACTGGACGGAATAATTTTGTTGATAATAACATCACATACGTATTTATCCTCTTGTTTTTTTACTACTGTGTCATATGTGTACTTAAAGCCTTCCGAATTTGATAAATATACTTTTGCGGGTTTATCTTCTAAATGTAAATCGTCATTATCAGCGTCGGTTAGAACATATCGCATTATTGATAAATCGCCCTGTTTAATTCTATTTCCGTCGCTGCTGCCTTCTAAATTCAGAACATTTTTATACATCAATACACCTCCAAAAAATATGTAGACGATAATAATTACCGTCTACTTTTTAACTTTAATGTTTATTTCTGATGTTTCGTCGTCGTTCAATTCTTTGCTATATTTCGTAGTCATTTCTTCTTTGATTTCTGTTGTGATACTAGGACGATTATCCTCTTGTCTTTTAATTACGGCCAATCTTTCAGTTAAAAAAGACGGTATAGGTGCATTTAAAGCTGCGCAATTCTCTAATATAGATAAACCTTCATTACATATGTAGAAAATCATTGTCATTTTAAGAATATATCCGTCCATATTCATTACTTGATCTATAACATTCGATAATATAATGATTAAAAAGATAAGCATTTTTCGGCCATAACCGAATAAACCTTTGCGCGACCATAAACGTTTATTTTTGATTGCTTTTGCAATGCCTGTTAATATATCCGTCAACATTAATAAAATTAAGAATTTCATCAACAATAGATCGCCGGAATAGAAAAACGCCCTAAATTCGTCTGTTTGAAAAAATAGCAAAGTTTCGTTATCCAAAGTCTAACCTCCTATGCTATTCAGTTACTTCTTCTGATGTTTCGTCTACATTTTGAGGTTTGTCGATAAAGCTAAGTGACGTATTGCGTTCTACAACGTAAATTGTAACTTTTCTATCTACAATACCGAAGTCAAATTGCATAGCGTTAAGCATGTTATACTGTTGCGCTATTTTTTTTGCTCTTTCAATATCTTCAAATTCAGTAGCAAAGTTTGCGTCTAATACTTCTGACGGTTGCCCGTTATACTGAATTTTAATGCCTCGTTCTACACCTTTATCGTCTACTTGTACTAGAAAATAATTGTGTTTATCTTTTACAATTTCGCCTGCCATGTTATAGGCCTCCTTTTATATTAATTGTGCCAAAAGTTACTCACTCTTGGCACTTTGATTTTTTGTTGTTAATTGTTGAATAATTGCTTGCAAATAAGCCTTTTCTTGATTTAATCGTGTGATTTCATTAGATAAAAATTGATTAACGATTTCTGGATCAGCTTTTAATTCCTGTTTATTTTGTTGATTGCTCTCTTTCGTATTTTGTTTATTTTTTTCTTCGTTCATTTTATCCCTCCTAAACTTGATACGTATATTATATAACAAGTTTGAAGTAGTTTATATGAGAGTATGTTATTTTTTATCCTTTTTAATTAATGATTTCAATTCTTCGACTTCTTTTTCAAGATTTTTGTATTTGTTTTTAATATCTTCATTCTCTTTTTTAAGTTTATCTTGTTCACTTATTATTTCTTGAATGGCTTTTGCGTTCCAAAACATAACTTCGTTACCGTCAAAGCCGTCGCCATGTCGCCACTCAATAGGTAACTCACGTTCAATAATGACACCATGATGATTGCGAATGTACTTACTATCTTTTTCTGATTTGTATTTATATGAATACAATTTAAGATCATTTCTGTATGCGTCTAATACACTGTAATTCCATTCCTTAATATCGTATTTAAATTTTTCAGATGACATGGCGTACCATTTACCAAAACGTATATTTTGATAGGCTGGGTTGCCACCATTCCAAAAGTTGTTAGCTGTAATTCTTAACTCATGATAGCCCACGCCGAAGTAAACATCTGAGCCACTATGATTGGCGAACGCGTAACTATGAGTAGTATTGATAGAATTTGCACGTAAATCTTTATAATTCACATTACCATTGTTGTAACCTTTTTTATCGGTTATACGTAACTCATTATCTACTAATACATAAACGTTAGTTCCTTTGGCTGTTAAGTCGCCAAAAATCTTATCGCCGTAGAAATCTCCTGTGCCTATATCCCCGTCTTTGTTAGTAGCATAGATTGTACTTTTTACTGAACTTTTACTAAACCTCAAGCCTGAGCCATATTCTGATGTTTCACTTGAAACGTTACCATATTTAATAACACCGTCTGTGAGCGCGCCACTATCATTTTGTTTTACATACATAGCAAACTCGTTGTTTCCTGTTCGATTGTCGCGAAAAGGTCTGAAGTAAATACCATAGTTACTTTCGATATTTACAGTTAAGTTTGCATTTAAAATAATACGACTGTAATCACTTTCTAATGCTACTGCACCATAAGTAGAATGTAATCGTACACCACGAGAAGTATCATTATATTTTGTTGAATGAAATTCTAATGTACCGGCTGTTTCGTCGCCTGCACCTGCAAGCATTGTTGATAAACCTTTTTCAGTTAAATATAAGTTATAGCCAGTTGTTCTATTTTGTATTTTAACAGTACCGCCCTGAATACCTAATCGTAAATTGGCTGTATCTGTTTCGTTAGCCCAAGTTCTAGTGAAAACTCCATAGGATAATATTGAATTATTGCGAATATCTAAATAATCAACACTATCTCCGCCACGAATACCAATATTATTAACGTTAATATCTAAGCCCTCTGGACTTAAATTTAAACGGTTTATAATATCGTCTTTATTTACTTTGTTACTGACATCATTTTGAACATTGCTAACACGATTAGACATAACTCTAAATGCGTCATTTACTGTTATATCTACTTTATCGCCACGTAATTTTACGCCTCCATTATCTACTGTAACGCCCTGTATAGTACCGTTATTGTCATAAGATAAATAAATACCGCTTGTTGTTGCTGCAATTTCTGTTAAAACTTTTGATAATGTTTTTTGACTTGCATTAAACTTTTGTTCGTCAACTTTAATTGACACTTTCCCGTCAAGTTGAGAAACGGACGTTTCTAATTTTGTCATAGCAACATCATTATTTTGTTTATAAGCGTCTGTGTATGCTTTAGCGTTTGCTTCCGCTTTATTCGCTTTTGTTGTTGCGTCGTTTTTTGCATTTGTTTCGGCGTCGTTTGCTTTAATAACTGCGTATTCTTCGGCTGCTGTTTGTGCTGCACTTGACGTTTCTTCTGCGTGTGATTTTGCTTCTTGTAGCTTACCTTCAGCGTCCTGTATTGCTCGTTGTTCTTCTTCACTAACGATACCGTCTGCGTATGCTTTGATTTTTGTTTCTTTCAAGTTGTCTTGTGCGTCAGCGTACGCTTTAGCTGCTTTTTCTGCTTCTTGTTGTGATTGTTGAATTTGTCTTTTTACATCTTCGTTAGCCGGCGCCCAACCTGTAACTTTATCGCCTTCAACTAGGATAGCTTTTTCGATTGTTACGTTTAAACCGACGCTAGATTGTCCAACTACATCTTTATAAATTAAAAATTGTGTGCTTTCAGCTTGCGCTATAAATGTATAAGTGATTTTACCGTCTTTAATATTCACTGTATCTCTTGTTCCATTAGGAAAGGATGGATAAACGCTAGTTTGACCACTTTGCCTTTCATCAGTAGTTATAAAGTTACAAGCAAAAGTGTATCGTTTACCGATCTCTAAAGGCTTTGATAAATATAAACGTATAAAAGAATAAGTGTAGTTTGAAAAATCACTTCTTCTTTCACTATCTAAAAGTAAGTTTTCGCTTCCAATATCTAGGCTATTAATTTCATTATCAGTATAATTTTTAACTTCTGATAAACCACTCTCAAATTTAGTTATTGTTACTTTATCAGTAATTTCGTTTGAAAGTTGTTTTCTTTGGCTATCCGCGTTATCTAATCTTTGAACTATTTCGTTTTTATCTAAAGTGTAATCTTCTTTAGATACTTTACTTTCAATTTGTGTAGGTAAAATATCAAGCGTTGCTTTATTACTTTTGACTGTTGTTTCTAAAGGTGTAAGTCGTTCGTCAACATTTCTTAATTTTTGCGCTACATCATCACTTTTAGCCATTAAACTAATTTGATTATCTAATTCTGTTATGTTTGCCTCGTTAGTTGTTACGCGTGTTGTTATTGGTTTTAATTGATTAGATGTATTTTGATTTGCTGCCTCTTGCGCCTCTTGCGCTTTTTGTTCTGCGTATGCTTTAGCTTCATCACGTTTTGCAATCGCGTCAGCTATTGCTCGTTTTTCTTCATCTGACACGATACCGTTAGCGTATGCTTGTATTTCTGTCTGTTTTAACTCATCTTGTGCGTCTGCATAGGCTTTAGCTGCTACTTCTGCCTCTGTTTTCGCTTGATTTGTTTGTCTTTGCAAATCTTCTGGCGCTGGCGTCCAATCAGTAGCAACACTACCTTTTTCTACTTTCATATCTGTTATATAAAAGCTAGGGTATGTGCTATTCATAACTAAAAATGAAACGCGTATTTTTTTAGTAGTAGTATTTACTTTAAAAGAAAATATTTCTTCCTTATCAAAGTTAAAAGATTGATAAGAAATATATTTTTCATTATTGTTATCATCAATTTCTTTTACTGGTGTATAAATGCTATTTTCGGTGTTATCTGCAATAGGTTTAACTTTGAATGAAATTGTGTAAGTTTCGTTAGGTATTGTGTGTATTGTTTGTCGAACTAGCCAATCGTTATAAACTTTTACCCAAACTCTATTGCCTATCTTTTCTAAACGACTATCTAATTTACTTTCAAAACCGTAATCGTAATTAAGCGTTCCTAATAATAAGTTTCTTCCACCAACTTTAACGCCGTCTATTTTTCTTTCTACGCTACTAATTTTCGCGCTTATTTCACTTTTAGTAGTATTTATCTTACTATCAATTTCTTTGCCTAAAACACTGCTTAAATTGTTTATTTGACCGTCTGTATAATTTTGTAATGTATTTTTAAGATTTTCGACATCATCTTTATTAGGAATATCGGCCAATAATACTTGTTTATTTGCGTCCCACTGTCCGTTAGGCAATGTATTCGCAATGTTAGTCATAGCCTCATTGAATTTTTCGTCAGTATATTGTGACTGCAACAATTTAAGACGTTGATCTATTGCATATTGTGCTGTTTTAATTGCTCTATTTAATTCATGTAATTGTTGTCTATACGTCATGAATAACTGTTGCGTATCAATTAAAAAGCCAATCGTGGCCGTTTCTTCGTTGATTGAATTTAAGTTACTGTTAATATATGAATAAGTATTACTTAATTCATATAGACTTTGTGTTAAATCATTTTTAATACTCTCATCAACTAGATACTCGCTAGATAATAACGTACTAACTTCATTGTCTAACTTACTATGTTGAATACCTAGATTAATAAATGAATTTTTCAACTCACTATATAACGCCTGTTCTCTAGTCACTCCGCCAATTTGTTTGACGTTACTAACTGTTTCATTGATCCACTCGCCGTTATGATAACGTCTTAATACTGCGACATTAGGGTTTGTCGTATCGTACCATAACGTATCATCTTTAGGGTTTGACGGTGGCTCGTAGCCTTTAAATATTTTGCGTTCGTAATATTCTAATGTGCTATTAAGCATATCAGTAACAATCGTATCAACATTGCTATTTTTGTCATTTACTTTTTTAGTAATTTCGTCTAATTTTTTATAGAAAAATTCGCGTAATTCATATTCTTTATACTCTTTGACTGTGCCAAATTTATAATCGCTTACATCATCAAGCCAATCATATACAACGCCGACAACCTCTGTTTCAATATATAAAGGCGGGTTGAAATCGCGATCTTTAACTCGAACTATATCGCGTATATTAATCGCTACATCATTATAAAACTTGCTAATATCTACGCTTGATACTTCATAACTAACTGACGCATTATTACGTTTGTTCATTTCTGTTTTTGCTAAAGTTGTAAGACGTTTAAGTGTCATGCTTTCGTCGTTACTTTCCGGCTCGTAAACGTCCCAAATATAACGTCCCGGTAAACCGAATTGTGCTTGCGCGTCATCATCTTTTATAACTGTTGTAGTACGGCTTCCGTCCTCCGCCTCCGGACTTAATGCAATTAAAGCGGTAACAACCTCTGACATATCTATGGTACGTGTCATGTTCATTAAGTCTACGCCTTTTTCGATCTCTTTACCTTTAAACGCATTGTTAGGCTTGCTTAATTTAACGTATCTATGCTCTACTTCATGACTTCCTAATTCAATATAGAAATCGGCTACCATATCGTACGTAGTACATAGCATATTAATTAAATCATAAGGCGTTGTGTAAGCCGTCCACGAAGTAGAACGATTACCGCCATATTCTGTTTCGTCCGATACTTCCCAACCAGTGTCAGCCAATGTAGTTAGTAATGCTTGCGTTGTTGTGTTAGCTTCTAATTTACCGGGTGGAATAGGTTTAGCTGTTTTTAAATCTTCTAAATATGAAGCATTACATTTAATCGTCGTTTCTTTTTCAAACGTATCATCAACAATGACAATGACGTATTCATGGAATACGCCGTTTTGATCTTGTACAATGATTTTATTTCTTTTTCTTAAATTTTCTGAACGTTCATTTTTAATAGTAAAATCAAACGTGTTTGTTTTATCATCTTCATTCACATTCATTTCTGCAGCTAAAATAGCACCGTCATCTTGACTAATAAAGTCTATAATTTTCCCGTTATAATCTAATACGTGTATTCCTACTTTTTTCATAGTAGCACCTCTTTTATAAATATCTATCTTGCCAATATACCGTCGTGTCGTATGTATTCTCTGGGTATATTATACACTCGTTGATACCTTTATTAATATTGAAATAGTTACTGCCAAACTCTTTTAAATTAAGCACTGGCTCCTCGTTAATTGTTACTTTTCTATCCACCATATTAATATTAATCAAATCGCCTTTTTTAATGATTAAATCTCTAGCATTAGGCGGTTTAGGTAATATTTCATGATTGTAACTACCTAAAATAGTTGTTGGCATGTGATAGTTACTTCCATTTTTAGCAATATAAATACTACATGAAGATATAGGACGTTGATAAAACTTACCGGCGTCGTTAAATTCCCCCTCGTGAACGTCTACCGGTATGATACGTTTAGGGTATTCTACCTCATCATATTTCCATGTCTTAATATAGAATTTTTCCCCAATACGTTTTAATCGCATATAAATAATAATATGATCCCAATTATAAAATCTTGGTGTGTTTGTACGACTGTATATTGTTTTTTGTACACCATTTTGATCGAATAACGTTATATAAATTGTGCCGATACTTTGCGTTGCTCTAGGGTTGCTATAACCGATTGAAGCAATAACACGATTATCTGTGTCATATAGATATTGCACTGCATGTGTTGAGCCTTTTTTCTTTTGATTGACGTGTATTTTAATTGTCGAACTAAAATCTTGTACCGTTTTTCCGAATGAATGTTTATACATTGATCCATTCCAACCGCTTGTCCCTGTGATTGTTTTTTCATCAATAATAAAAGCGTCTTTAGATGAACTGAATACCATTCCACCGCCCACTGTGCCGCCTGTGACATTATCGTTTATGTTGCTACTTGTAACTTTAGTCCAATTAAAAAACGATCTCATTTCATCATTAAATACGACTGGTGTGTAATCTTTAACTTGCTTATCCAAATTATCGTCGCCAATCATAAAATAATCTTCATCATTTTTAGTTATCATAAAATAACTCGCGTCTTTTAAAGCGGTTGCTTGTACAACGATAGGACTATCGGCTGTCCCTGTACTAACAACGCTTACTTGATCTTGAATTGCTGTGTTTTTACTTCCTTCTGCCGCGTACTTGTAAGGATCAACACAAGTAAATTTTATCGTAGCGCGACTAAATAAAACAAAATAATCTTTATCAATTTCAGCACTCAAAATAGCGTAATAAATTTTGTCTGGCTCTCTATCAAATATTAAAGGTTTAGGCTCGTCAGTCGTAAGCCATGCAATCATATCGTCTGCTGCTTCATTCAATGTCATGTCTAGTCCCTCAACATCTATAAAAGCCTCGACTTCAATTTCTCTAGGTTTAACATTAATAGATGAAAGAACGCCGCCCGGGCGCCCTTTCACATCTGTTATATCTAATTCTCTATTTAAGCCCCACGCCGACTTATAATCGGTGTAACTTGCGTATGGCTTTTTCTTACCGTCGAATGAAAATTTACTCATTTCTTAACCTCCTAATTAAAACGTGCTTTTCTTTGCGCGTTTTGTTTAATTTCAGTATCAACATGAGGCGCAATTTGTTTACCAACTTTGCGTCCGTCCATGTAAATATCTGTGTCTTTTTCCGCTGTGCGTTTTGTATGACCTTCGATTGCTTGTGCATGTTTATTTTGTAACATCAATAAGCGTTCTAAGTTGCGTAAGATTTCTGTATCTTCATTGAAACCTAGCATTTCGCCTGTTCGGTCATGTATTGCTTTAGAACGTGCGCGGTATTTAGGATCATGACTGATAATACTTTCACTGAAACCGCCCTCTGCGATCCAAGCTAATTGTTCGAAGTTTACGATACCGCCACGTTCATAACGTCTGTGACCTCTTGGCCCCCAACCGCTTCGGCCATACTGAATATCGTTAGCCCAATTTGAGTTGTTGAAGAAAGCTAGTAATTGATCGTAACCGCTGTTGATGTTTTTATGGCCTGCTACTGCATAACTAGCAAACGTACTAGGCACGTATTGTAGTAAACCTCGTGCCGGCGTACCTCTCAAGTTGTTTATATCCCCAATATTACCCTGCACTATACCACTATTACCGCCACTTTCACGTTGAATTTGTGCAATAATACCGTTGATTTGTGCATTAGTAGGGTGTACTTTCATTTTTCTTGCTGCTCTTATGATATCGCCGCGCCATGCACTAGCTGCTTTAGTTATACCGCCTTTACTTCCTTTGCTACCATTATGTGTTTTTAGCCACTTAATAGGATCAATTGGCTTTCCGTTTTTGTGCATTTCATAATGCAAGTGATGACCTGTTGAAGCACCATGTCCCGGATCACTTAAATCGCCTCCGGAAATCGCTAATTTGTCGCCCGGTTTAACATGTTGACCGTCTTTGATAATAAAACTTCTTAAGTGTCCGTAAAAGGCTTCTAACGCGCCTGATTTAACAAGAACGTAGTTACCAAAACCGCCCGGCATGTATTTACGATAAGCAATACCATTTAATGTTGAATGAACTGGCTCGTGGTTATATGGTAAGTCAATTCCCGGGTGCGCCCAATTAAATGGATAGCCGCGTGGCGGACCATTAGGACTATATGGTGTCGTGATGTTATTTAAGTATTTGATATAACTTCCGTCGCCGTCTCCTCCACCGGCTTCGTCTAGCCATTCCTTAACTTTGCTAGTAGCTGCATCAATTAATTTTTTACTAGCGCCTTTCATAACTTTAAACGGAATTTCTGCACCTTTTAAGAAATCAAAGTTAAAACCAACTTTTTTGACAATTTTATTTACTAATTTGCCCGGGTGTTCTATATAGTCGAATACGTCCCCAATACCTTTTATAACAGTACCCGCTACATCTTTTGCTGCGTCAACGGCCATACTTCCTTTTTCGATTGCTTCGGCGCCAACTTTGGCTGCTGATTTTTTAACTTTTGATCCTGTTGTTATTGCTTTTGAGCCTGCTTTCGCTGCTGTACCTGTGATAGCTTCTTTACCTTTGTTAATTGCGCCTTTTATGGCACTACCTATACTGAATTTAGGCAATGTTCCTTCACTGAACGCTTCTTTAGTTTGTGCGCCACTGTGTACTGTTGAGCCTTTAGGTAAGTAAGCTAACGTATCTGTATCTGGTGTGATAACTTGTTTACCGTTAGGGTATGTGATTGTTTCGTGTCTGAAACCACCTGCACCGTTTCCGCGTCCTTTATCGCCTACTACGGCCATAGTATCACGATTAATTTTTCCATTAGTTACATAATCACGTGCGTTTGCTGTACCGGTAGAAAGTGCAATAGGTTTAATCATTTGTTTTCCCATGCCTAGCTTGTCGCCTACCCAGTTTACGCCTTTGATTAATTTATTTAAACCTTCTTTAACGCCACGTACCATGCCATTCATATGAGATTTGATACGACCAACGAAGTTTTTAATACCGTTTGTCATATTTGAGAACACACGACGAACGCCGTTCCACATATCACGTGTAAAATTAATCATTGTATTTTTCAAGCTGCGCCATGTGCCTGTAATGCTATTCTTCAACTTGCTAAAGATACTGCGCGATACTCTTGAGAATGTATCGAATATACGTCTAACGCCATTCCACATATTACGCGCAAGTGATACGACTTTATTTTTGATTACCGTCCATAATTTAATTAAGAAATTCTTGAGGTTGTTAAATATAGAACGTGTAATACGTGACAATGTATTGAATATAGAACGTAATGCTTTATACAACGCGCGAACAATAGATGTAACTTTATTCTTGATGTAATTCCACGTTTTCACTAAGAAATTCTTAATAGAATTAAAGATTTTTCTTGTGTAATTTGAGAAGCCTCTAAATATGCCCTGCACGATTTTAACCATAGAACGTACAACGGAAACGATTTTGCTTTTAATATAATTCCATGTTTTCACTAAGAAATTTTTAATAGAATTGAATATTTTACGTGTATAGTTAGAAAGCCCTTTGAATATACTTTGGACGATTTTAACCATAGATCGTACGACTGACACTACTCGTGATTTAATAAAATTCCACGTTTTAACAATGAAATTCTTGATGTTATTAAAA